TCGTCCCCTGGCCTACCGTCCAAAGATTCAGGCCACGGTTTGCCCAGTCGGCAAACATCAGGTTGAGAGACCTCCGAGCCGTCTTGGCGTCGTAGCCTGTGCGGACTTCTAAGCCGCAACGCTCGTAAGCTTCCTCGATGACTTCTGCGACATCGAGGTTGAAGGTTCTCGTACCTGAGGTGGTCATTTCTTCTTCGCCGTTTTGGCCGACTCGCGGAACGCCTTATCCGTAGGCGCGCCCTTGGAGCCGGGCTTCCTCATCTTTTCTTTGGAGCCAGAAGCAATGCGCTTCTTCTTGGCCGCGATGTTGGCGTATAGACCAGGAGGTTTAGCCATTACTTCATCTTCCCCATTGCCATCTGCTTGCGGGGGCTGCACATCGACTGGTCGACGCTGCCGCCCTTGGCCATCTTGACCTTGCCGCCCTTTTTGTAGCCGGCCATAACTTTGCCGCCCATCTTCATACCCTTGGGTTTACATCCAGCCATCGGAACCTCCGTGATTTGCTTGGCCATATTAGCACGATTCATCTTACTGTCCCACCTTGTCTTTGAACGACATCCAGATCGCAGCGGCAATAAACATCAACGTGCCGGTCGTTACAATCTTGACCACCGTCTGCCACATTGTGCTTCGAGTATCCCGCCAAGCAGACAGCAGTCCGCGCAGCTCGTCAAGATCCCGCGGGGCGTTCTCGTCGTGGAGACCCAGCTCTCGCAACGCGGCCCTCGCACCTCGCTTGGCAGCACGGTCCAGCATCGCTTCGAGCTCTTCATGCGTGAGTTGTACGCTTCCCATCAGCAGTTCCACTTCTTCAACGATAGCGCCTTACGTGTCGGCTTTCCTTTTTCGTCCTTCATCCGCTGCTTCCCCACAATATCACCCGCAGCGCGGAGCTCTATGATTGTAGCCTGCGCCTTAGCTTGCATTTGCTCGTTGCGAACAGGGTCCTGAATACATGGGTGCAAACGTCCGTGTTCGCGCGCGCTGAGTATGCGCAGGTTGCTCCAGTGATTGTTGCTGTGCATGCCGTCGATATGATCAACGTGGCACCCCTCAAAGAGTTCGCCGACAAAAGCCTGCGCTACAAGCCTGTGAACCAAAAAAGATTTACCCGGCAGGCCTCTAGGCGATCCGTCACGGAGCTTCACCTCAACGTATGGAAGTGTGCGCCCGTTTGCCGATCGCTTCTTTGTTGTCAGCTTCATGATCTTCTCAGGCATAGGCACCATGCCGCCAGACTTACCGCGGCGAAACCGCTCCAAGGACTTAACCCGGCCATGGTCGCTGATCGCATACCGGTCCTCGTACCCATGCACAGGCACCCAGCGCTCATTTAGCAGTTCCATTTTTTCCTCGCCTTTCTGAGTCTGCTCTCCGGATCTTTTGCGGCATCAGGGAACTTCTTCATCTGCCCCGCGCTGCGAGCGCAGAAGCTTTTCTTGCGGCCTGCGTCCTTCTTGGTCTTCGGGTTCGGAGCAGGCGGCTTGAGGTTCATCCCCTGCTTTTTGGCGGACGCCCGGCCCTTGGCATTCAAGCCACCGGTTGGGTCCTGCCCGGCTTTTCTCTGCCACGCTGGAGACTTCGCCATCACACTTCCCCTCGGTCAGGCCAGCTCAAAATGGGGGCCGTCAATGAACGGACGCCTGCCCTCGCTGCGGCGCAGGTCCACGTACGAGTTCATCGCGTCTTCCATCGATCCATCCCAGTCGCGGATGTCCGGGATGTGCCACGCGGCGCCCCAGCGCAGGACAGCGCCGGTCTCTACAGCTGCTTCCTGCATAGCGTCAGCAAGATCGTCGTACAGGTTCAGTTCCCACGAACCACGGCTACCGATGTAGGCCATCAGGTCAACGGCCTTGCCGTCCAAGTGCTTGGAGCGCATGGTCTTGCTTGCGCCCTTGGCGACCAGTGCCCGCTGCTCTTCCATCGTGCGAATACCGCAGATCACACCGAAGTCAGTCTTCGTCAGCAGTATCGCCAGCTTTACCGTTGCGACGAGCTGCTCGTCGACACCTTGTAGGTGGCTCAGGCTGCGCTCTGAAAGTCTAAAGCTCATGTGTTTTTCTCCGTTGTGTTGCTGGCGCCGAAGTAGAAGGAGATGACAGCAGATGCGCTACCACCCAACCAGCCCACAGCGACGTTAATGAGGCCAAGATCGGCACCGTGGTCGATGAAGGTCACTGCGCCCACGTAGCCAAAGAACGCAAGCAGCGTACCGACGGCGAGGACGGTAGGTGTCATGTCTTTGACGCTAGCATGGCGGCGGCGCGCGCTGTCACGGTCGGCAGAAGCGATCTTGACCAAGTCCACGTCCAGCTGTTTCATGCTGACTTTGAAGTCGGCCTCAACCTTTTTGATCTCAGCCAGCTGCTCCGGAGAGGCGTTTGTTACCGCAGCCTCTACAGCTTCTAATGTCGATTCAGGAAGGCCCAGCTTGTCAGCTACCAGCTTGATCGCCATGCCGCCCAGCGGTCCGCCTAGCGCGGTCGCGATGGTCGGGGCTACTGCTCCGAGTATTGCTGTCAGGTTTGTCATTGTTGCAGATCCTTCAGATACATTGCAAAAAAGTACAGCAGCCCGCCGCCTATGCCGACAGTAGCAAAAAGAGTCGCACCAAGAAACACTTTTGCGAAGAACGCTTGCTGCTGCTCGACCGCCGCCTGTCGCTGCTTGCGCAGCTGGCCTTCGGTGCGCAGTATTTCTTCCCACGTTCCCACGCCATAGGTCATCGACACCCACACTCTCAGCTCGTAGCGCTGCGCCTCGATCTGCTTGCGTGCCAGCACCGCTTGCGTAGCCATTGCCTCAATGTTGTCGGAGCCTGTCAGGAGCCGCGCAACGATGCCTGGGTTCTTCGTAGCTTTCTCAATCGCTGAGATTTGAGCAGACGCGCCCATCCACTTCTGAATGTCGCCGTGCATGGACTCGATGTCGCGACCGATCTCGAACCCACGCTTGAGCATCGAGAACGCTTTGCTGGCTGCGCCTATGGCGAGGGTGACGGACGCCGGATCCATGACCCCACCTAGTTGTAGAAGAAGTTAGCAGAGTCAACGTTGGTCATCTTGGCATAGGTGCCGTTTTTAACAAGCATGCCCTCTCCCGGGACGGGGAGGACGTTCGCAAAAATGTCCGCCGCGGACACTTCTGTGCTAAAAATCCATCCGCCACCACCGCTCACATATGTGCAAACAGGGCTACCCGAAATAGTGCCGCTGTTTATGTCCACTATGGTAAAAGCATTGGCCGTAGTGACCGTGACCGCATAGTTGCCGGATCGAGCCTCGCCCCCAGTACCGGGCCTATACGCGATACCAACAGTGTCACCTGTTTGCAGCCCGTGACCGGTTGAGCTGACCGTGACCGTTGTCCCGCTGCGCGCGTAGGTCGCAGCTACAGGGACTACGACCGTGTCAAAGATCTCGAGAAAGCCATCAGACGCCGTGCCGATATACGACAGACCGGTGATACGATGCCGTCCCAAGACGACAAAGCCGGACCCGTGGGCGTGTGTGCTCTTGGTATCAGAACCAGCCATAAACTATCTCCTTATCCTGCGGATACGGACAGAGTGCCGCCGTTGTTCCAGATCGCACCAGCAACCGCTGGGTCAGAAGTGGGGATCACGATGACGTTTGCGGTGCTCGACAGCGTTGCCGCGCCGGTCACGGACAGGGTGCCGGTGACTGTAGCGTCGGTGCCGTAGGTAGAGTTGGTGGTAATTGCGCCGGTGGTTGCGTCCTTGGTGATCGACTGAAAGCCGTTCTGCGAACGTACCGGACCAGAAAACGAAGTCGTAGCCATTGGGATCTCCTGTCGTGGCTAATGTCAGCCGCACCATGCGACTGTCAGGGATGCGCAAAAGATACATCAGCTATGCACAAAAAGAAAGGGGCGATCCGAAGATCGCCCCAATCCGACTGCTTTAGTTCGATCAGGCTGCGCCTGCAGAACCAAACACTGCGCGAGCGTCAGAAAACCCGAAAGAGAACCTTTCTCGCGCTTTAAAACGCATGTTCCCGGTGTCGAAATCCGGCTCCATGTTCGTCGAGAGCGGGGTGCGCTCGAAGTGGATGAAGCCGCGGGGAGCGTCCGTCTTGATGAAGTATGCATCAGGGTCAGTCAGGAAGTCGTTGACTGTGTACCCATCAGGCAGCATGCCCATCGAGCGGATCGCGTTGACGTCGTTGTCTGCAGTGCCAACGCGTAGGTTGGAAACCATCAAACGCTCAGCCACAAACTGCAGCTGGCGCGGAACGATGAGCTTCATCCCACGGAGGGCGACCTTCAGACCGCGCTCGTCAACAAACCCTGCGATATTGATCAGGGCGTCTTCCAGCGAGGTTTCGTTCAGGTCTGCGTCGGTCGACGGCTTGTTAGCAAACGAGCCACCGCTGGTCAGCGGGTGATCCGTTGCGCACAGAGCCTTACCGTCGCCACCAGCCGCAGCACCGCCGGTGAAGGCGTTGTTGAGAACGGCAGCAGATTTGACCTGCTTGGTGTGAGCCATCGAGCGGGCGAGGGCACGTGTGTAACGGCTGCCGAGGCGGTCGTACAGGTTGTCCTCAATGGCTTCCTCGGTGATCGAGAAGGCCAGCGCGATGGTCTCGTGGTTGTACCGAGCGGTGTATGCTTCGTTCGCGTCATCAAAGTTGATGGCGGAACCTTCCGACTTAGTCGGTGCCGCGCCGAAGCCCGACAGCATAACCTCTTCCTCGAATGCACGATCCGAGGACTCAGTGGTGTAGATTTCAGCATGCTGGTTGTCGTGCCGAGCATACTCCATCCCGAAGAGGGCGTTAAGACCCGGCTCCAGTTCTTTCGCAAGTTGTGCGCGAGAGATAGCCATATTTCAGCCCTCCTTAGACGCCGGTCGTCGAAACAGTGCCACCAGCAATTGCGCCATTCGACGAATTGAAGTGGTTGTTCAAACGCACGATTACAGGGATACCAGCTGCGGTGAAGTCGGCGTTCTCAGGATCCTCTTGGATA